ATATCTATAAATTCGTATGCTTTTCTTGATGTAAGTTTCATAATAATTTATCTAATTGATCATGATTATTGAGAGACCAGATTGCTATTTGTTCAAGTTTTTGCATTGTTCCATCCAGCACCCTACCAAGTTCTTTTCCTAAAAATAGATCTTCAGTAAATTCTGTAGTTAGCATCAAACCAATTATCATACCATCTAACATTCCATTATCGGTTATCGACTTATTAGTTTTAACTCTTTCAGAAAGTATTTCCATCATATACTTGAAATCTTCCTTCGTGACAATCTTTTCCTGTAACCTTTTCATAATGCTAATTTATTATTTGTAAAAGTAACTATTTATTTTAACAAACTCATATAAAAATGAGAATATTTAAATAAAATAGTTACTATCATAAAGTGTATTTCGATGCACTTTTACCTTAAAATAATAAGTGATTGTTTCAAATACAAATCAAAAGAGCATTATTGTGCACTTTATGTATGAAAAATAGATCTAATGAGAATGAAAATAATCATAACCTTTAAAATAAAGAATTCGCTGGCCATATTTTTTTATTTGTATTAATATCAAATATTTCTATTATATTTAAATCTTTTAATTTTTTTATACTAATAGTGTGAAAATTATTGTCTTTTGGATGATCATCTTTTAAAAGATTTTGTAATTTATTTTTATCTGCTTTATAAAATAAATTACCTGATTTACTAATAATGAAATCTGCCTCTGTATTTTTTAATTTAGATATTGGATAGGCCAGTTTTCCAGATGATAAACTTCTTTCGTCATTTATTATCAAAATCCAATATTTATTAGTCATATCGTGATATGACACATATCCTCCTGCCCAAGATTGATAATTTTTAAATCCAGGTAATGTTTCCTTTAAAAACTTAAAATATGCTGTAATCGCAATATTATGTTTATCATTATTAGATATTGTCATTATATATATTTTTTCATTGTGTATTTTTCTATCTTTACCATCTCAACAATAGGTATCAATTTAATTGTGTTACCTGAATCATTTCTATATTCTCTCCAATTTTTAGTTTCATCTAAAGCAAATCGTCTTAATTCTTCTGTTAAAAACCAATGAAATGCATCGCCAGATAATATGACCCAGTACTCTGATTCTGTTGTAACAATTCCAGATGGAGCATTATAATGTTTAAATTCTACACCAAAATTATAAGGAGGTGACAAACTTCTCACATCATTTTTTATCTCTACTAAAAATTCAGGATAGTCAATAGCATCACCACCAATGTTGTATATAGTAACTCCGACATCATATTTTTTACGTTCAAATAAATCTCTAGGATCTACCCATCTATATACAATATTTTTTCCAGGTAAGAAATGTCTTAATGAAGCTTCAAACGATTTTTCAGCTACGTCACCAACTGCTGTCTGTTCATTAAAATATTTTTCACTCATAAGGAATTTTAGCTTTAAGTTTTTTCATCTTTCTATTAAAGTTTCTTTGTTCCTTTGATTTCTCTCTTCTTTCAAGATATGTAGCAAATGCAGCATCTATCAATTCAGATTCAGTTATCAGTTTCATTTCAAATGCATCCCTTTCAGATATATTAGATATGTAAGTATATTTTTTCCTATTCCTTCCAAAACAATCTTTATAATACACCATCATAGAAAGATAAAAACCTCTAAATCCATAACCGTCATCATGCCATTCGTGTTTTGTTAAAAAAAATCTATTCATAAATTTAATTTAAACTGTTTGTACTTTTTCAAATTGATCCAATTTTTCCTTTTCAGTTATCCACCATGTATTACCGTCTCTATCTTTCACACGATATCCTTCCTCAGACAGATATTTAGTATCCTTAACCATATATGATAACCATCCCATTGTATATCTCTTACGGGTCATTTTAATGAGATTTAATTCTACAACTCCTTCATAAAAATCATAATATTTTTCGTACTTTGCCATCCTTATTTTATTTTAATGTTATCTACCAAGAATAAATCCATTTGAACATATTTATTTCATCAACGGAAGCAGTTTCACCATTTCTAAAACCAGCCATCCAGTCCTTATATTCAACTTCTGTATTATAAGGATTATCTTCTTTTTGACCGCCTTTTAAAAATGATATAAATCCACTGGTGGCCGCTGCTGAAGCTTGTCGCATATTGATTTTTTATTTAAAAGGGTGTTAGATGGGATTTGAACCCATGACCGCCAGAGCTTTTTCATTTTCAATTATTTCTTTATTAAACCAAATTTTTAACGATAATCCTTGTTCTTTTGCCGCAAACCATTTTAAATCATCTTTTTTGGTTTTAAATCCTTTAACTTCAATGTAATATTCTGAATTATCATTATTTAATATTTTAAAATCAAGTAAATACATATGTTTATTACCATCTTCTCCTATATAAGAAATTCTATCATTTGTATATTCCCAATTTTTAATTAATTTTAATTCTTGCTACGTATCTAAAATTTTACATGTTCGTAATTCAAATATTCCTTGTACTTTTAAATCTTTATAAGTATACCATTTTGTAAAACCTCCATATACTTTTTTACCATCTTTATAATTTTGTAATACGCTATTACTTATTTTATTTTTTTGGTAATCTGAACATTTTTTCCCAATATTTCTGTTTGAAGACGCACAAGAATTTGAACAAAATGTGTGAGTTCGTCTATACCAATAAACCACAAATTCTTTATGACATTGTTTACAAATTTTTATAACATCTGGGTGTTTTTGTAATTTCCTTAATATACTGATCTTTTCATTTATCAAAGAACGATTCTTTTTAGTACTAAAACATCTAGCACATTTCATTGAACAAAATCTTCCATATCCATAACTTCCATCATGTTCGTTATTACAACATTCACAATTTTTCATGTTTTATCTTTATATATTCATGAAAAATTTGAACTAAAATCTTCCTTATTTATAGATCAGTGGTGCTCTACCAACTGAGCTACTAACACAGTAGTCCACTTGGGATTCGAACCCAAAACCTTCTGATCCGTAATCAGATGCTCTATCCAATTGAGCTAGCAGACTGTATAATTTTTTCTCTTAATTCTTTAATTATTTTATCCCATTTATTTGCCATTTCACAACAATATTTTCTTTCTTCGAATGTATCGGTTTTTCTGAATCCATCTCCAGATCCATAGCTTGTCCTTAATGCGAAATGCATGAAATTGTTTCTTGCAATCTCATATTTATCATATAGTGTCATGTTTATTTCGTTTAAAACATTTTTCATTATAAAATTCTAACATATTTTTTTTCATCCAACCATTAATCTTTGTTGATTGTTTATTAATATATCTGCGGACAGTATATAAAACTTAATAGTTATTGTAAAAGGTCGAATTACTAATATTTGAACGCCAGGTGGGACTCGAACCCACATCGATCCATTACACTACTCCGCCTTAGAAGGACGGTGTGATACAGGCGCATTAATTTATAAGGCAAATATAAGCTATTTTTTCGATATAATCATCATTATTTACCATAAAACAACATCATTGTTCCAATTTTGTAATTCAGATGCAATAACCATTTAAATCTAACCGATGTTAAACCGCTTGGTTTATGCAATTTTCCACAATCTAACAAACACTGAATTCTGTAGAGAGGTTTGAAAACACACCACTTGATAATCCATCTAACTAAACAATAATAAGAAATCTTTATTTTTTTCATGATCCCTATTTAAATGAAATGTTATCTTTATCATCAAACAATAAATATAAAGCAATCAACAATATTATTATACTGATCCAAAATGTCCAAGCAGACCATCCAATTTCTAAATGATTCGTAAATACTCTCCTTCCCATCATATCTGCACCGGAAATGCCCAATAATAAAAATGAAATAAAAGTACCTAAATAACCAAGATTATTTTTATTCATATTATCTTAATTTACTATAAACCCCATTCCGAAACCTATCGAATTGTTCATACCCTTTAAAAATAATGTAAGACCATCATCAAATCGATATCCCACAAATAAACCAATATTAGGATGATTCCTATTTTGATAATTTTCTCTTGCTATATCACCAACGATGTTTCCGTTTGAATTTTTTACATCTGTCACTACATTTTTACCATCAACACCAATCGTAATATCAATATTCGTATTTGGCAAAGTTTCGATATAATATCTGGACACATCATTTTTACTTATCACTGTAACACCAAGTGTAGGTATTAAATAGAACCCTTTTAATTCCTTTTGATTGAATGTCCAACCAACATCATAACTTTTGACTGAATTATCAATTGACAAGGAATATGAAGCGTATGCATTATGAATAATGAAATTCGCATTAATTAAAGCCTCTCCGCTTATAAAGTCTTTGCCGAAGCCCATCGATAAAACGTTAATGGGCTTCTGCTCTTGACTTAATTCTTGACCATTACTCGCAAGGCATATTAATAGTAACAATACCATCAATATCGATGTTTTCATAATTTTTACAGTGTTACGGTTCCGTTAACAGTTGTGTTGTTAATCAACGTTCCAACGAAACATCCGTTACCTAATTGCTGAGGATCTGCAAGAAATTTAACATTAAAGTTATATCCTGCTTGAAGCCAATTCATAAAAGAGAATCCACTTCCAGATGTAGGTGTGTTTTGAATAGATGTAACTGTTGATAAAGATTTTACAACCACTCCATCTTTTCGGGTAATTGAATATTCTGCTTTGAAATTAGATGAAGATTGCTGTCCTAATAATACAATAACAGGAGTTGTTGATGTGATAGTTGTTACAACTCCATCAATTTTGTATTCCGGTGTCGAATTAGGAATTCCTTTACCATTAACTTCAATTACATGTGAGAATCCGGATGAAAGTGGTGACAAAGAACCAAAGGTATGATAATCCCTAGTAGCATTAAATTGCCACGGCGTTGTGGTATTAACAATTCCGTTAAAATCAACAGGATTGACGCTTCCGGTAAATTTAAAATAAAAATTAAAATTGGTATTCTTGATCACATCCGAAAGATCTAATAGTAATCGAGAATTAGCTTCAAACAAATTGATGTTAACATTTCCAATGTTTGTCAATGTCCAACCAGCCGTTTCGAAAATACCATAATACAACGTTACATGATTTTTGATGCCTTTTACAACTACTCTCGTTGCAATATTCAAAGGTACCTCGATGAAACATGTTGTGCAGTTGTTTGGATAACCAACTTCCCAAATAGGCGAATTATTAACTTGGGCTGCCGATCCATCTTTATAAAGCCCGTCTTCTGCAAGAACCCATGTTCCTGAATTTCCACCAACGTTAGGACCTTTAACATAAAATTCGTACCTCAACGAATCCAAAGAATTGATGTCTGCATCTTTTGTAATAAGTTCAGATCCTTGAACTAAGGAAACCTGAGGAAGCAACATCTTACCCGTCTTAACGACCGGAGTAACGATATCATCTTGTTTAGTACAAGACACAACTGCTAATAAAAATAGCATCATTCCTAAAATAAAAAACTTCTTCATACTTTAATTTAATTTAATGGTTTTTAAAAAATTTACTGTTAATTAATATTAAAATGAATTTCTATGCTCTTTTAATAATCTATGAAATTCCAACAGTCCATAATGTTGTATATGTATAATTACATAAAATACCCAATTCTTCTTTTAGATCGATTAAAACTGAACCAGCTGGTTCAACAACATCAAATATTAGTTTTCTCATCTCAATTTTATTTTTTTAAAACATTTTTTATCATAAAATTCTAACATATGTTTTTTCATCCATCTATTAACATAACTTGGGTGAACATTAATAATTAATGCAGCTTTACCTACCCATCCAAATTTTGAAAATTCAATTTTTGATAATGATAATTTTTCTTTTAATAATTCTATGTTTTTAATTTCAGTATCTTTAATTACTTGTTTTGCTTTTTCTTTATTTAATTTTATTTCTAATTCATTTTCGCTTTCTATATTTTTTAAATGAATATATTTTTCATGATCAAAATTAATGTCATCAATAAATTCTTTGCACTTTTGAATTTCTAATTTTGTATTTTTATACATATCTTTCCAAATAATACGTAAAACCTGCCATCCTTCATTAACTAATAACTCATCTTTTCTAACGTCTCGATCTTTATATTCAATGAATCTTTGATGTTGATCACCATCTATTTCTATTACTTTCTTTTTATGAACCCAAGCAAAATCTAAAGAATAAATACCGATAGAATATTCTTGTGTAAAATTTTTATCATTAAATTCATTATTAATTACTTCAGCGAAAAATTTTTCCGGGTATGAGTGTTTATTATTCCATCTACTCATACCTATGTTCCATGCTCTACCTTCTTTGTGTGCTAATTTTAAACCTTCTGAAATAGAAACTCTTGTTTTAACGCTTATCGGCTTTCTATTTTTAGAGGCCAATTTCATTTTACATATTATATCATCGTATTTTGGATTCAACTTACACAATCTAGTATGATTTCCTAATAAAGGGCCAGATGGATATTCTTTATCACAAAATTTACAGATATGTTTTTTATCTACTTTAAGAATTTCTTTTTTTGATAATACAGGTTTTCTTGAATGCCCACTCATATGCCCAGCATATGATTTTATTGTCAAAAATTCTTTACCGCAATTTTTACAAATATACATAATAGAGTATTTTCTATTATATATCTGTGCTTAAATTGAGCAAATAACCCTTTGTATTAAGGTATCAAATGCGGCTGGAGCAAGGATCGAACTTGCGATGCCCAAATTAACAGTTTGGTGCCTTACCACTCGGCTATCCAGCCTTTGTATTTTTGCGGTATGTACGGGACTCGAACCCGTGATCTCCTGAGTGACAGTCAGGAACTCTAACCAACTGAGCCAACACACCATTGTGCGGTGAGGGTAGGATTCGAACCCACGGACCACTTGCATGGTCTGCTGCTTTCAAAGCAGCTGCCTTAAGCCACTCGGCCACCTCACCATTATTATTCAAAGAACTTTTCCTTCCATTGGTTTCGCCTATTGTGTTTCCATGTCCTATACATTCTGACTTCCCACATCAATAGTCGTTTTCTTTTCCATCTGAACGGTCTTGGACGGTATGCATTTATATAATCATCTGGATAAGGATCCGGATCGATCGTCGTTAAAATGCGGTAATTTCTACTATCCAACTCTTCCTTTGCCACAGATGTTCTATAATGCGGCACAATTTTTCTACAATTTACTTTCATTTGTTCTAGGATTATTTTACCTAGAACATATCATATTTCTTTTTCATTTTAAAAACTAATAATTAATTTTATAATTCTTCAAAAATCATAAAAACTTCTGACAAAGAAAAAGAGAATCTGTTACCATTATTTAATCTAATAAATACCATACGTACACCATACGTACATTCGGATACATCTTCAATTGTTTTCGGTGCGCCTTTAATAAAAGAAACTGTTACTGTCATATTTTTAATTTTTAATATATTATTAATATACTATGGGCATCCCACATGTTCTACAATGAGAACTCCAACCGTTTAACTCTTCATTATCGCAATCAACACACTTAAATTCTCCAGTTACCTTTGAAATTTCGTCTGTTAGAATTATAGGTCGTTTTTTCTCTTTTGTTTTCATTATGAAATATTTTTTAATCATATCAACTTGAAATTTCGTTATGAATATAAATTTTAAGATATAATTATACTTTTCAATTCCATATTCTCTTTTAAGATCACCAAATGAAACATTAAAAAACGATGTACTCATTGGAGTAAAACCCATCATCGATAATTCGACACTTTCATTTTTTTCAAAATATGGTTTAAGAATCTTATACAGGGTTGTTCCATCCAATGTTGAATATGATCCATCAACAACATCTCTTAAAATTATCCTATCCATATTAATCGTCTAAAAGTGTTAACCATTCCTTTGTTCTGACAATAGTTTTTTTCTTATCATCAAATTCAACTCGACCATCATTCCAAATTCCCCATAATAAAACTAAGACATTTTTGTTTACATTATCTAATTTCATCGATTCTCTATATGAAAATGAAACTCTATTTCCATCTTTTATATCATCTAATTTATTAGATTTTAATCTACCATATGAATTGTATATACTTTCCATATTCTAAATAAATTTAGCAAATATAACTATAAAATCTGAATTGGTACATAATTATGGCAATTCATTTAGCTTTTTAATCATTTCAGTATTAAAAATATTATGTAACCTTTTACGAATGGTCTTATGACTTGCTATAAGTTTATCGATATAATTGACCTTGAAATCGTCAATTTCTGCGTAAACAGCATCTAGATTGGCAAAAAAACCTGTGTAAGAATCAGATGTGCAGTACTTATCTTCATCAACATTATTCAAATCAACACAAAAATGATAACCAGTTCCTTCATAATTTTCATCCATTGCCAACTTTTCATCATGATATGATATTACTAAACCATATGATTCTAATCTTGATTCTTCAAAGAATGATTCAATAAAAGTTGGAAATTTTAAATGATCGTATCGTATGATATAAATTGGGTCTCCTTCCTTTAAAGTCTGCCATGTTTTTGGTTTTTCCTCTTTACTTTCAACAAGTATTTCACCAATATCCAAAGTCATATCTTTAGGGAAAAAATCTACAGTTATCCCAAGATCATTAAACCCGTTAGATTCAGTTATTTGAACATAGTATCTTGTAAACCACATCATCTCCTGAAAATCTACAACCTTACCTTTTTCCTTAAAAGGTAGTAAAACTTTATCTCCCTTTTTAAATTTATAATTCTCCATTTTTTACTTTTTGAAGGTTTAATATTTGATTCATTTATCGGTACCTAGTTTTTCATCTATTTACCTTTAAATTTAAAGTATAGATTATAATTCTATGTTTCTTTTCAATTCATTTCTAACTGATGCATTAAAATAAAGAAGACGTTTGATCTTCATATTTTTTTGCTTTAACGCCATGCCATGATCACTATAACAATTTCTTTCCTTATTTTTCTTATTCTTTGAAGCCATAAAATTTAATTTATTTAGTGATTACTAATTCTTCATCTTCATAGACCTCCCATGTTTCCTTGTCATGATCCCAATGTCTAGTATCATATATTCTATATGTAGAATCTAATCCGAATATAGATACATTGAACCAAAACCCGGCGTGATCTGTGTTTTTAGACTTTGATATCTCAACCTTCACAAGACCAAATAGATCGATGTAAAAGTTAAGTATGTTTGTGTCAAATTGTTGCAAATCAATTTTAAAATCTATCATAGGATAGAAGTGTAAATATTTATTGATCTGAACTTCCTTCACCTTATTATTTAATGGCTTTGAAATCCAACAATACAAGATCTTAAATTTTAACAGTTGCATTTTCTTAATTTTTTTATGTCAAGGACAAAATGTCCTTGAATATGTCCTTGATTACCTTTATTTTAATAGGTCAGACCTATACAATTAGTAGCATCCTTTGCTACAGCTTAGTCTGCGTGTATACAGATCTGCACAGGTCATGTGGGCAATCCTGGGTTCGAACCAGGGACTTCGAAATTATCAGTTTCGTACTCTAACCAACTGAGTTAATCGCCCATTTATTTTATTTGTATCGATGATTAACATGAAAACATCCTTTTTCATCTAACCATTTATTGTTGAATAAGATAAAAACATTGAAATCCCCACATTTTGTTTTTTCATTTATCATATTGACAGTTTGCTCAACCATATCATGGTTTAAAATATCCTCAACAATATTTTTTGGTAAATCACCATTTATATCTTCAAAAATTTTGATCTCAATATTATGTGCCTCTGATATGTGTGGCCCATCTAAAACTACTATTTTATCTAAATCGTTCACTTTTAATAAAGTCATCAACGCCAGATGTAATGTGGTTTCATTTTTCTGACCAACAGTTGATAAACTTTCATTAATCTCATGGGTTGTGTGGTTATGAATATATTTATTCAACTTTTCAAAATCTTTTTCCTTAAACCCCATCGATTCTAATAATTCATCGTATTTCTTTATCATAAATATAGTTTTGCTATATAATTTAGTTTTTCTTCTCTAATTTAATTTCTATGCCGAAATTATTCATTAGTTTTTCTAAATAATCAAATCTTACATTATTTTCGCCGGCTTCAATTTTTCTTAGCCACTTCAATCCAATTCCTAATTTTGAACACAATTCAGGTTGTGTTAAATGTAAAAGCTTTCTTCTAGATTTTAACAAAGCTGAAACTTCCTTCATAAATAAAGATTTTGTAGTATCATCATTTAAATTTTTGTTTTTCTTTATTTCGATAATTTCTTTGTATGTTAATGTTTTATTTAATAGAAGAGAACCTTCCTTTGAAAATTTTTGTATCCAATATTTTTCACGGTTATCTAATTCTTCTATGATGATATTATCTTCCAAAACACAAATTACTGGCACATACCCAAGTAATGATAAATCTTCAACCCATTCATTTATTTCTCGTGAATGAGATTTCGATAGATGGCTAGCAGGACGAAATAATCCTGATGTACTTTTACCAATATAATGAATATCATCCGTAAACGGGCATTTCAAACAATAGATTAAATTTTCCTTTTTAATTTTAGGACTTCTCATAAATAATTTTTTAATGGTAGTCGGTATGGGAGTCGAACCCATGAATTTCCGGGATGAAAACCCGGCGTCCTGACCAACTAGACGAACCGACCATCTATAATGTTCCTTATTGGAACACTGGCGGAGAAAGAGAGATTCGAACTCCCGGATCCGTTTTTCACCGGATCGGCTGTTTAGCAAACAGCTGGTTTAAACCACTCACCCATTTCTCCAGTTTGATGCGGGGACAGGACTCGAACCTGTGTTCTTTGGGTTATGAGCCCAATGAGATGCCAACTTCTCCACCCCGCTATTTTAATGTTTTTTCTTTAGAACTGATAATCTTATTTGAAACAACCAAGTAGTTTCATCTACATTAAATTCACTTTTAGTTTTATTCCAGATCATTCTATCTCCTATAAAAACTTTTTCACCATGTGCATCAAGTGCAACAAAATATTCCTTTGGTTTTTCTGATACAAATTCTCCACTTCGTGTTTCCCAAGTTTTCATATTTAATTTTTAAAAATTACCAACCCATATATGAGACCAATCATTATCAGGGAAAAGAGAATTAACAAAACTCCCAGGAGGAAACATTGGTCGTAACAACTTTGTCATCTCCCAATCAAATTCCTCTATCTCTCCTAATTCTTGGTATCCATTAACATAAAAAACTTCCTGAAGTTTCAGATTAGGATTTAGACCAATAACTCTATAATCTTTTGCGGGTTGTTTCTTATCTACTAGAAAACCAGCATCATTTATTTTTCCTCTAACAATCTTGTCTCCTAATTGTTGTTTCTTCATCTTTAAAAATTTTAATTAATTTCTATGATTCCCTCTTGGTTCTATGAAATTATAACAGTCTCACTCGTGGGATGGGTGGGATTCGAACCCACATAGCCAAAGCGACGGATTTACAGTCCGCTGATTTCACCCACTTACCAGCCTCCCCGTGTGAATTTCTATGCTCCCTCCCTAATGGTCCTATGAAATTCTAACAGTCATCATGCCGTCGGAGTGGCCAGACTTGAACTGACGATCTCCTGGTCCCAAACCAGGCGGATTACCAACTTTCCTACACCCCGTGAATTGAATTTCTATGCTCGATGGTATGCACCCACCTCTATGAAATCCTAACAGTCTTGCGTACCTAATGTAGGACTCGAACCTACACACCTTTCGATACTTGATCCTAAGTCAAGCGTGTCTCGCCAATTTCCACCAATCGGGCATTTTATTTTATAACATTTCAAATAACGTTTGTTGTGGCGAGTGTGGGCCTCGAACCCACAAGACCTTAATGGCCATCGGATTTTAAGTCCGACTTGTTTACCAAGTTTCAACAACTCGCCCTTTTAATCAGATTCGGAAGTTCATCTTCACAGTTTGTGCAATCTTCTTGTATTCGTCTTCATCTCTGAAGTTACAGAAGACGGATTGTACATCCGATAGTGTTGCTGGTCTGTGCCATGTTTCTTCCTCACCAATTCTTATAAGCAAGGTATCTGGAACTACATCGGTTATCCTTTGGAAGGATACTTTAATTTGACCGGGTTCCATGTGTTTGTTTTCATAAACTGGGATACCTTCTAAACTCTTAACGTACTTGCAGATTTCCATAACTTGTTTCTCCTATTTTATTTCTTTAAAACCTCCGATTCAAAAACATAATCTCTAGTATATTCCTTAAAAGGAACCACAATTGCGTGATCTAACTCAATCACCGTTTCGGCATGTAGCTCATTGATGTCTACAATTTTGGCGCTTTGGCCATACACTGTTATCTCATCTCCTATATTCATGTTTAAAAGAATTAATTTCTTATTGCAAATATAATCATTTTATTTGAATTGGTACTATAAAATGTCATTAAAAACAAAAATCCTTCCATTTTTTAGGTGGAAGGATTTAGTTATATTGTAACTAATATTCTTTAAAATCCTTTCCACATAATATGCATATCAATATTCTCTAGACTTCTCTCTTGTGGGAGTGAATCTAAATTGATGGGGCGATAACTATGTGAGAAATTCTTATTCATTTTATTATTTATCTATACTAGTTATATACAAAACTGTACTTGATGTTTCGTTAAAAGAGGAATTATTGAATAAAAAGTCCTCTTGAACGTAATTTTCCTATCTCCTTTGGATCTATGTCATTACCATCTACCGCATAAATTCTTGCTGTGATGTTACGATGCAAATACTCCAAAGATTTTAATAGATTCCATTCACAACTAAATGTTACTGAACAAGTGACAGGAGAATATTCAAGACTTGTTAAATTGTTATATGAACAGTAGAATGATGAGCATGAAGTTGGACATCCCTTTAATGTAGTGAGTTTACAACTTCGTATTAAAAAAGCACTATTTACGACGCCAAATTGAATATAATCTGGTAAATGTCCATTAACCTTAGAATCTAGACATACCTGTTGGTTTACATCTATTGTAAGATCATCATTTATTACATAGTGTCTAATACTCATATCTTCCAACCATTGTTTAATGGCGGCTAATTTACCAATGCCTAAATTTTGTAATTTGTCATTATCTTCTCCGCGCGAAAATTTCATATTTTTCATCTTGAAAGTTTTTCAATCCTAAATCCTTCTTTTTTATATTTTGTTATTTCACT